TTGACTCTATTTGGTTCATCCAAATACTTTGCGGTGAGTTCCTGGAATATAAGAATAATATTAATGATTCTCAATTTTGACAAGACTTCTTCCTTCATGAGATACACTAAAAATACAGCCATCGCTTTACGCATATCGTTTCGTTTATTGTATGCGCAAAACAATTCGTAATCCTTATCTCCATCTACATGTTCGATCTCACGAACATTGTTTACAAATACAACAATAAAATTGTTCAATAGCTCACTGAAAATTGGAAATTGCGCAATCAGCTCTTTGTACAGTTTCGCATAAATCTCGGCGTAGAAACGATTTGTGCTCGCGATATCAAATATCGTCTTTGAAACATCCTCATTAATCTCCCCGACATTATTCTGCAGGAGAGATATGATCTGATCTTTCTGAACTTCGTAGTTTTTAGAACTCATCTTATTCAACGCAGAACGGATATCTTGGATGAGTTTTTCAGGACCAGTTAGCGCAGTAATAATAGGAGTTGATTTAAATTCGCGGATCCTCTCCCACGACTGATCTTCTATTACTTTCGTTCCAGTCGGTCTCGGTTTTCTTGGTTGTGGTATCGTCTTTTTATATTTTTCGTGTGACTCGTTATTATCCAATATAATAGGAACGATTTGTTTATTTACCGAGTCAATCAACTCTCGTATTTCTGCTGAAATTTGAAATTTCCCTCCATTTAATTCATAATGTTGAAATTGTTCCAAACTGTAATGTTGAATTACCATGTTTCTTCGATGTATACTATAGTATGGAAGTTCCTATTTATATAACTTAAGAAACTATATAAACTTAAATATTAGAAAATAGGTAATGAACAGTAGTCAAGAAAACGAACCCGAATGTGAAGACTCGCCGCCGATTAAATCCTGGGATCAAATGAATTTGAAAGATGATTTATTAAGAGGCATATATTCCAACGGATTTGAAACGCCAAGTGAAATCCAAAAAAAAGCGATTATTCCTCTGTCGAAAGGAAAGGATTTGCTTGCTCAGGCTCAGTCTGGGAGCGGCAAAACCGGTTCATTCACAATTGGATCATTACAGATTATCGACGTTTCAATAAAGCAGACGCAAGTACTTATCCTCGTTCCAACACATGAACTCGCAAGGCAAATCACGCTGGTTGTACAAAGTATAGGGTCTGTAATGAAAGGTCTCGTTGTGAAAACAATCATCGGGGGTACATCTGTAAGAGAAGATGTTCAGTCCATGGAAGCAAATGTTCCGCATTTGATAGTCGGGTGTGTGGGTAGGGTATGCGATATGATTTCGAAACGTTATATAGATACGACGCAACTTAAGTTACTTGTTTTAGACGAAGCAGATGAGATGCTAACCCAAGGATTCGGAAACCAAATCCGGTTCATGTTTAAAAGTTTTTTCCCTGAAAAAATTCAAGTTGCATTGTTTAGCGCAACCATGCCCGATGAAATGGTTGCGTTAACTAGGAATATTTTGAGAAATCCGGTACAGATAAGAGTCAAATTAGAAGATCTTAGTCTTAAAGCAATTGACCAATATTATATTGCAGTAACTGACGATAACATGAAATATAGCGTATTGAAAGATTTGTTCGCAAAAATAAGTGTTTCTAAGTGTATTATTTACTGTAATAGTGTGAAAAGAGTCGAAACTCTAGGTCAGAGTATGTCCAGAGACGGGTTTTCAGTTTGTTGTATTCATAGTGGAATGGAAAAACAAGAACGTACCGATATTTTTAATCAGTTTCGGAACGGTCAACAACGTGCCCTGGTTTCATCCGATATCACTGCCCGTGGTATTGATATCCAGCAAGTGAGTGTAGTGGTGAATTTTGACGTTCCGAAAAGCGAACATACGTATTTACACCGAATAGGGAGAAGTGGAAGATGGGGTCGAAAAGGATTTGCGATTAATTTGGTCTCCAGACATGATATACAATATATTCAAAAAATCGAGACCAACTATAAAATCACTATCCAGGAAATGCCCGCGAATTTCGACGGCAAAATTTAATTTTGGATTCTTCTTAGAGGGTATGATCCCATTGCTTGTGGTATAATTGTTGCGGTTATTCTCTGAGGATATACGTATGCTTTTACACGGTATCCTATATATAAGGTGGACCCAATCGCTAGATTATTGGCGTAAAAACACATTTTATAAATGTCGGTACTTAATTTCGTAATTTTCCCCATAAGCATTGCTTGCTCCGCCATATATCTAGCCGAATGTGCAGAAGTAGTTGCGGTAATACAAGCCGTCAGTGACTCTGGAGCCATGTACGAAGAAACCCAATCGACCATCGCTGTCGGATTTACATTGCAATTACTTTGAAGATTCTCTGCAAGATCCGCAGCACTTTGATCAAAAACTTTAAATAAAAAGCCACGGAGCAATTCAATATCATCTTTTACAATATTCGTGTGAATATTTTGAAAATATCTCAACCAAAAACTCAGAAAAGTGAGTTGTTTATCGGGTTCCTCTGTATATCGGATACTATCCAGAATCACCCTGGTTTGCTCAGTAATCTGTCCAGTGATATTAATTTCACCATTGAGTTGTGTGAATCGTATATAAATAAAATAAGCCAAAATGACGGCCGCAATCAACCCCAAAATGGCAGAAACCATTTCTTTATCCATCAATTTCGATTCTTGAGTATATGTGATTGTTTTCGGTCGAGAACGAACAGTAGCTCTAAGTCCAATCGGTCTAACACTTAGCATTCCTCCCATCAATGGAGTAGGAGATTTATATAATTCACGTATGACGTCTTTAATGTGTTTTTCGTTTATTTTTATAGGATGATCCAGGGTTTTCAAAATGGAATTCAATTTTTCACACGTTTTTTCAATTAATTCTTCCGATTTTTTCGAAAAATTCTTTTTTTCTTTCGATGCGGGCAAGGATAAATAATCAACAAGGACTTGTTTGTAATTGAAACACAATCCCAAGTTTTGTTTTTTCGATTTGGTTTTGCGTGCGGTGGGTGCAGATTTGATTTTCCTCAAATTCAAAGGGGGCTTCTTTTGTTTTCGCGAAACAGGGGCAGATTTGGGCATCGTATATTATACACTTCATTGAGAACTAAAATTTTAAATTTGCTAAATTCGTTTCTTTCTCGATATTTAAATGTCAAAATTATATAAAGCAATGAACTTTGTGCAAAAGTGCATCGATAAAATAGAACAAGATTTAGTCATGTTGGAAAAACGCGAAGAGGAAGAAACTTCACATGAAACCAAAAGGACGAAACATGTGGACATATTCACTACCGCGGTATTCAAATTACCGATCGAAACGATTCAACCGACGGAAGTTCATACATTATCTGCAATCGTAGCAGATGACCTGGAACTGGTGAAAACTTCCGAAAAACGCAACATGTATTCTCATTTATTTGATATTGATGCCGATACTGAAAGTAATCTATTTGCAAGAGAATTAATCCCATCGTGTCAAAAGGTATATTCTACAAACACCCAATTTCTAAAAGACAGCCAAGCCGTTATTGAAAAAATCAAACAGTTCTCTCCTTGTCCTGTTACAAATACAAGAATCAAATCGAATTGGGTTACAGTTCGACATGACGAAAAGTTCTGTGAACATTATGGATATTTAGAATGGGAAATGTTGAAACCTTTCAATACAAATGCCTCGTTTCTTCAGTCTCTTTCGATTGCACACATTTTATCTCCGTTGATGAGTTTTTTCATCCCATTGTTGTTTCTTATATTCCCATTCATTATTTTGAAAATCCAACAGGTTCCCATATCTTTTTTCAAGTATATCGAAGTTCTGAAAGATATTGCAAAAAACCATTTCATTGGTAAAGCAATCATGAGTATGGATAAAGTGTCGGTTTCGAATATTATTTATTTGGTTTCGTTACTTGGTCTATATTTACTTCAAATGTACAATAATTCGATGCAATGTATTCGGTTTTACCGGAATACACAAAAAATGAATGGAGAACTGTGCGATTGGAAAACATACATCAGTCACAATGTGGAAAAGATGGAAAGTTTTATAAAATCGAATAGTCATTTAGAAACATACAAACCTTTTTGTAAAACGGTTTCAAGACACCATAAACAATTGTCTGTCATTCTGAAAAAACTGCAAAATGTCTGTCCGTTTACTTGTTCTCTCGCAAAGTCGGTTGAAATAGGATACATGCTTGAATGTTTCTATGAACTTCATTCGAACAAATTGTATGAAGAGTCAATTTTATTTTGTTTCGGATTTGATGGTTATTACCAGTTACTTGAAGGCGCTTCACGACATTTACATTCTGGTTACCTGAATCGCGCTTCATTTTACGACGAGAATGCTGATGAAGAAGAAACCAAAACTCAAATCCACAACCAATTTTATCCTTCGGGTGAGGAATGCATCAAAAACGATCTAAACCTGGATAAAAATATAGTTTTGACCGGCCCGAATGCTTCAGGTAAAACAACTTTATTGAAATCTACTGCAATCAATATTATTTTCACACAACAATTCGGAATTGGGTTCTACAAGTCATGTATAATACAGCCATATCACAACATCCATTCATATTTGAATATCCCAGATACTTCTGGAAGAGACAGTCTTTTCCAGGCAGAATCTCGAAGATGTAAAGATATTTTAGATAGTATTGCAGAGAACGGACTAGAATCGCGTCACTTTTGCATTTTCGATGAATTATATTCAGGTACCAATCCACGCGAAGCCACCAAAACGGCATTTGCATTCATGAAATATATCAGTTCTTTCAAAAACGTGGATTTGATTTTGACCACACATTATGTATCTATTTGCAAGAAGCTCGAAAAGGGTTTCCCATCAAGAATCGCAAACTACCAAATGGAAGTGTTAGAAGTCGAACATGTCGAGGAAAACACTTACAAGATAATCGAGGGAATTTCTACACGCGAAGGGGCCATTAAAATTTTAAAGGAAATGAAATATCCCGAATTGATGTTGGAAACGTTTAACAACACTGATTTTTTAGAAGACAACGATGACTATAAAAAAGAGAAAGAAACAGATGACGATAATGATAATGATGATGGGAGTTTTGAGGAGTGCGTGGTGGTGTAAATGATTATATCATTTTCGAGGAAAATAATATAAAATTTATGGTTCTTATATTCAAAATGAATACACAGAATCAATGGCTATTGGCTAATTTACTAGAATTTTACGAAAACCAAGAATATTTAGATATTTTAAAGAAAATCGTAAACAGAGAATTTATCATAAGAGACTCCTCGAAAAAATTATCTATCCGTCTGGTGAATTGGTTTGTGACTAATTACGCGAAGCAACATTTCACGGTTTACGAAATACAATCATCGCCCGACGAAATGAAACGTTTTTTCGTCTGGACGAATTATAAATCTACTGAAGATAGTTATTCGAAACAAATGTTCGACCCGTATTGCCGTCAACAACGAATTTTAATTCCCTACGACAAAACGACTCAGATCGAAACTACGATTGGGCAATTACATTTTTTCAAGTGGGCTATTATAAATAAAGTCATTGAATACATTATCGATAATTATGACTGTATAGAGAAGGATATGGTCACCCGTCTCAATACGATTAAAAAGAAATACTCCACACAAGAAGTCCTTGTCGGAAATAATGGGAAAACCAGAAAAAAGAGAGAAGAACTGAGTACAAATGCGTGTCGTATCATGCATAAAGAAATCTGCGAAAAACCCATCAAAATGAGTTTCTAGAATCCTTGTCCTCCTCTCGAAAGAAGTAGTTTTTTAGTCTGATCGTCGAAACATACTCCGCCTGCCCCCTTGGTATATCCGAATGATTTTCCGATACATTCCGCCGATGAAGGTAAACCTCCGACAACATCAATCGTCGACCAAGACGAAGTGTCGATAATAGCGGGCGATAACGCGGTAAACCCTTCTACTTGTTCTTCTTCTTCTTCTTCTTCTTCTTCTATCACTTCTTCTTCTGTCGGTTGTGCAGGTGCTCCTTCAAATCTCTCTTTATAAGGAAAATGTTTTGCAAATGAATGAAAAGGTACAGGTTCTCCCCGACAACTTCCATAATTAGCAATAAATATGACAACGATAAATAAGACAAATACTACCAAAACTTCAGGGGCTAATTTAAATTTCATTCTTCTTTTATACTCTTTAAACATATAATTTTTCTAAACATAATCGTATTTAAACATCCCGTGTACGAAATCCTTCTTCATCTATTTCGTCGTCACTTTCTTCTTCTGTTGACATGATACGGTACTCGTCGTCTAAATGCACATTTGTCGGTAATGGTATTCGTGCTTTCTCATCTGACGGAGCCAACCAAGTTTGTTCTAAATAAGTTAAAAGTTGATTCCATTTGCTCTCTGCCGTTTTGGAAGTAGTTGTGACTTCGTTTTCTTTTCCTCCGGTTTGAATACGGAATAGTAATAGCCGTACTTTTCCTCGCAAAAATGACTTTATCTTTTCTTCAAATGCAAAGAAAATCACAATACCGGTCAGAATAAAAACAATGATACCTACATGAACTATTGAAATATGATACGTATCAAGAATAGTTTGAAAATGATTCATTTTGGTCGTGAGTATTTCAGACGACGGTTCTATAATTTCAGAAACAGAATCCATTATGAATCCTTTATTATAAAGTTTATATATTTATTTCGTGGAAAAATACATAAACAAGTTTAACCTTACTTTATTTATATAAAATGGATCCAAGCGATCGCCTCGATCTCAAGAAATTGATGAAAGCTGGAGAGAGCGATTATGTCGATAATACGGATGGAATTAGACGTTTGAAACACAGCGATTTAATTGCAGCAGATATGAAAAAGTTGCAAGATTTGAAAGTAAGCCATGCTTCCATGCGCACGAGTTTTCCCGATGATTTCTCAGATTTATGTCAGAGAAAATGTTCGTTCTTGTTCAATGCATATCCCGATATCTATCATAGACTATTTAAAGATCAATTAGATGTGGCACTGATGATGGATGCACTGAAGACTTTGGGACAAATCGAGACTGGAAAAATAAATCAACAAGAGGGATCGATTATCATGGGGAAATTATTCTATAAAGTTTTTGTAAGTAATGCGATAAAACATGAAGAATCTTCGTCGAATACAACTCCATCAGAGACGACGTTCGTCGACTCCAAACAATTAACCTGGCTTGAATATAAACAAACGGTTTTGAAACAGTTCAATTCCGGTGAAAAAGAAGCTTATTCGTTACAGAAAAAGAAGAAAAAGGGACAATTAAAAAATAAAAAGTAAGGGAATAATGTATGGAAGATAACAATTGCAAAGTATTTCAAGGAAACTCTTATTCTACTATTGCGGAAACTAAGCATTTTTACCTGCCTGAAAAAGTAATCGTCTTTGATTTAGACGAAACGCTCGGATCTTTTGGAGATTTATATATAATATGGAGCGGTATCAGACATCTAATTGCAGACTTTGATCGCTTTGACAATTTAGCAGATTTGTACCCGGAATGCATTCGGTTCGGGGTGCTTACTATTTTGGAATATTTATATAAAAAAAAACAGAAAAAACAGTGCCAGAAAATATTCATTTACACGAATAATCAATGTAGTGGCGATTGGGTCAATAAAATCACACAATATATGTGTCTCAAAGTTAGAAGTTCGTTCCAGAGACATGAGGGTCTAAGTAGTTTACCAACGGATCCTTTATTCGATAAATTAATTTGCGCATTTCGAATCAATAACAAATCAGTTGAAATATTGCGTTCTAGCCATAAAAAATCGATGAACGATCTTATCAATTGTACTTTGTTATCGAAAGATGCCGATATTTGTTTCATCGACGACGTCGAACACCAAGAAATGAAAAACTCTCGAGTATATTATATTTGTCCTCGTCCCTATTTTCACACTCTTACTCCTGAAGATTTTACTCTACGATTAATAGAGTCACCTATTGTGAGAAGCTACCGATTGAAACGACCGCTGTTATTTTCCTCGAAATTTTGGGTCCCCTGGTTTTTTAATTACAAACGCAATTACACTCGTCCGCGAAATCTCAAAAATAATTTCCATGAAGATCTGTTGGTTTCGAAACAACTCATGTATCATCTGAAGGAATTCATGTCTTGGAAACGCCCTCCTCCGAAATACGATCCGAGTACAAAATCCAAAACACAAAAAGAATCGAAGAAAAAAACGAAAAGTAGAAGGAAGACGAAACGAAAGATTCAATCATTATAAACAACCGTCATTTGCTGTCACAATAAGGCATTCTTCTGGACTCATACGTTGAAATGTATAAAAACGATTCATTCCATAATGCAATGGTTTGTTATGATATCGAATATTCACTAGAGTATTAATTTTACTGAAAGAAAGACCTCTGTACATGGCAACCGCTTTTAATACATGGGGTTCTTCCCGAGACATTCGTCTAACAAAGGAATTTATGCGGAAATCACAAATGTTATCAATCAAACGAAATGTTCGTAGTTCACTTTTGTATTTGGCTCGTGTTTCCTGGTCGAGGTTCATCGTATCCAATAAATCGTGAATCTCTTTCTGTAAAAAAGTATGAGTGATTCCTTCCAAATATTCATATTTATCCGTCTGTTTGACAACGCTATCTAACCAGATTTGAAAATCCTCCTTGTTCACCTCGAATTCGGTTTGTTTCTTAAGCTCTTCTATTATTTTGAGAGTTTCTTGGGACATTGTTCTTGATATAAATATAATAATAATTTTTATATCTATAATATGGGAGAAAGAGAAGAAGAAGAAGAAAATATACCCATATATATTGGGAAATACCGATTAGTCCAGCCACTCGGAAAAGGGCGTTTCGGTAAAGTATACGAGGCGTCCAATAAAGACAAGATGTACGCTTTAAAAATAGAAGATATCGATTCTGAATATAATACCATCCAGCATGAAGCATACATATTACATTTATTATTTCGAAGAAAAGTGAACAATGTCCCTTCGTTATATTGGTATGGTTCCGAGGAACCGTGGCGATTTATTGCTACCACTATTTATAAAGGTTCTTCTCTCGACGACGTATATTTTACGTTGACTTGGGATGAAGTTGTAAATTGGTTTAAATGTGCAATTACTATCATTCAATCTCTACATCAAGCAAAAATCATACACCGTGACATCAAACCCATTCATTTTTTAAGAGACGATGAATCGGAATGGAATCTTATTGATTTTGGAATGGCCGGGCATGTGGGAAACATAATAAATACCGAATTAAGCACAACTGTTACCGGGACACCCAAATTTATGAGTTTTTGGATTCATAATGGACAAAAACCAGCCAAACGCGATGACATGATTTCACTGCTTTATATTTTCGTCGATTTATACATGATACATCATCACAAAACTCGTCTACCGTGGCTTTCTATCAAAGATCAATTTGCAAATCCAGACCATATATCTCGTATTCAGTTGTCTCATCCATATAATTTGGCATTGATGCGAGAGAAACAATGGGATCATTTTCAAACGTTTCTCTCAATGTATAATGTCCCAAAAACAATAGTCAATTTAGTAGCTGAAGCAGCGACATGGGAATATACAAGTGACCCGGAATTCTCGATACCAAATTAAATACGGAGTTCTTCGTCGAATATTTTAAAGACATCCTTGTCGTGCGTGATGATGAAAACGGCCTGTTTATATTTACTGAAATCTTTAATGATCGAAATCACCTCTTTTTTTAGTGCGGGATCCAGACCGTTTGTTGGTTCGTCAAGCACCAGTATACGTGTAGGATTAATTAGACCACCAATCATATTTACGACCTGACGTTGTCCTCCAGACAAATTTTCTCCCATTAAACCGGCGTTCTTCTCCTCAATGTCGACGTTTTGGTAGAGTTTTGTAATGTGAGGATACTTTAAAATCTGCTTTAAAAAATAGTCGCAAATTTCACGATTCGAGCATCCGTACAACATATTTTCAATCACCTTTTTATCGAAAAGCTTTGAATTTTGATTCACATAGGTAATGTTTTTCCGGACATATAGCGGATCCAGTTCGTGAATATTCACTCCATCAATCAAGATTTCGCCCTTGGAGCATTCATTCATTTTCAGCATCAACTTGATAAATGTAGACTTTCCTCTTCCTGAAACACCGGTGATTCCGATAATTTTACTGTTCTCGGGTCGCACATGATAACTCCGATCTTCGAAAACATTGACCGCTTCACTATTATACTTATAAGACACGTTTTTGAATTCGATTTCTTTAAATTCCAAGTCGTATTTTTTAAATCTCGATGGCTGGATCATCAATTCGTAAGATTCTTCTAGCTGTGTGAAATATTTGAGTGTTGCTTTTATTCTTCCGACATATGCAAACGTATCTGGTATTTCGCTGATGAGCCATTCTAATTTTTCTTTATATAGGAATAACAGCGTCAAAGAAGTAACGAAAAACACAGCGCTCATTTTTTTACCCATGAAGAGTTTCAACATGTACCAAATGGACGTTACCATGATGAAATAAATGACAAGCCCGGTTATTGTACTATGATTATTCAGCATTTCATAAAAATGAGTACCGGTGTCTATATTTAGATTCGACATTTCAAGGAATTCCAAAACCTCTTCGTCTGCTTGTCCCCTATACACTATTTTATCAACGTTATTTAGAATATCAATCATGTGGGCATCTGTTTTAAACAAAAGCCCTTCGTATTTCATATTTTCGTCTATAATTTTGTCGAAAAAGTAATAAAAATAGCCCGCGATCAAGATATTACCCGTAAAAAAGAAAATACTCAATAGTGGACTTATCTGGAAAAAATAGGCACTCACCACAAACAAAAATATAGAATTGGGTAAATAATTCGACATTACTCTGTTCAGAATACTCGAAAATAAATCGGCCAATCGGTGAATCGGAGAATTCAATTTTGTGAAATTAATATCACTGAAATTAACGTCGTGATTCACTCGAATAACGGCTTCGACAATCTTGTGTCTCGCCCACGATCTCAATTTCGTCAGAATTTGGTTTTCAAGCGAATACATGAAATGGGACAGTAAAATCATAATGGCCAATAAAAACGAATAGAAAAAAAATATATTCATAATGTCGCCCGACCGATTATGGTGAACTGCGTCGATGAGTTTCGATGATGTTTCGGAAATTCCTTTTGTCTGGATGACTTGCATGGCGATGATTGTCGAAAAAAGACCAAAAACTTTAATATATTCTTCTTTTAAAAATAGTTCCAAAAAATGAACAATAAAGTGTTTCATCTTTGATTCTATACACATTCTATAGAAATCGTTTATGCTAAAATCGTAATGGGGATTTAGTTTAGGAATTTTATCAAACTATAAAAAACGTATCATGTTCTTATATAGGATGCCAATCACAGGAAACACAAAAAAATACAAAGAAACCACAACAGGTAAAAATAAAACGAAAAAAAAAATGGGCCTGAAACATTTTCCTACATATTTTCCATCAGATACAGAAAAGGAAATGATATGCATGAAATTAAATCCATCGAACGAAGAAGAACTCGTAAAAGATTATAGAAAGCTTCAACTTCTTTCTTGCAATCAAATCAAAAAACAGTCTGCAGAAACTCGTGTTGGAAACCGTATCGTAGATCATTTCACGCTGAAGGAACGACTGCATACAAAAGGTCAACAGAAGATCGATTTTTATACTTTCTGGAAGAATAGAGCATATTTCAGAAAAGTACCTTATATTAGGAAAATGCTCGATTTTTACAAGTCTAGAGACACGGATGAAATTCGGAAATTTAAATATATTTTCAATCTGTATTTAAGTTCCATTTCTATTTTCAGACCCATACTTGCAATGGAATTGTATTGTATGGTTTCTGCGAAACGAGTACTCGACTTTACCATGGGTTGGGGCGGTCGGCTTCTTGGTGCACATGTTCTGAATCTTGAAAGTTATATTGGAATTGATATCAATACCGAATTGCGTCAACCATATGATAGAATGATTTCATTTTTGAGAGAACGAGAACAACCCTTGAATAAACAAACTCAGATTCAACTTATTTTCAAAGACGCATTAAAAGTAGATTACATTACACTAGACTACGATACCGTTTTTACTTCCCCTCCATATTACGATTATGAAGAGTATCGCCACATGAAACAATACGACTGGAAGGAAGAATTTTACGAGCCAATGATAAAAGTGACTTGGAAATATTTAAAGAAAAACGGCCACTATTGTTTAAACGTACCAGAAGACATTTACGAAACCGTATGTGTACCGATTCTCGGACAATATCACAGCAAACTCATTATGAAAAAAAAGAAACGAACGAAAACCGCGAATTACAAAGAATTTATTTATATTTGGAAAAAAGTGTAATAAAATAGTCTCGGTATTAGGTATAAAACGTTCATGGTAAAGTCGAGAATACACAATGAGGTTGAGTACGACGAAAGTAGAAAAATGTACGAAGAAGATAAAAATCACGACACTGTCGTTTATTCGTGTACTCTTATTGATACTGTGTATCGTATCGCTCTAGGGAAACAGCGGTCAGATATGTCTCATTTAGGAATGTATTACTTTCCTATTTATTTAATTAGTATCAAGAATAAGATCAAGGGGAAGGTCGGGGTTTTCGAAATTGAAGCTTCTCGCGTCAATTCAATCCGAGACAAGGATCAGGATGTGAAAATCAGTTTACTAGGGAAACCGTTGCTTTTCTCTTATGTTACAACTGAGTATCTAACAACGTTTGGAAAAAAACATGTAGAAGAAGTGAAAGAGGATAAAATACCAGAAAAAGATCAAAAAGAAGAGGAACCCACAGATGAAATGTTCAGTGTTCCAAAACGAAAGAATAAGAAGAGTCACTCGACAACCGATCTTTTAAAAAAGGAAGATGTTTTTGAAAAGAGCGATACAAAAATAGTGGAAAAACTGACCCCTGAAACGCTTGAAGATGCAGAGAGAATCCGTAAACAGTACAAAAGTAAAACAACCGACTCGTGGATAACAAAAACAATGAAAAACCCGAATTATACAATTGTCAAGAATAGTGGGGGAGGAGATTGTTTTTTCCATGCTGTAGTCCAGGGAGTTGCAACGATTGGAATGGAAACATCGGTAGAGAAACTCAGGAAAACCATTGCGCAAGAATTGGACATAGGACAAGTCGATACTTACCGAAATCTACATAAAATGCTTCAGGAGGAAAAGAAAAATCTGGAAGACCAGACCAAACAAAACAAAGAGGAACTTATTCGTCTGAAAAAGGGATCGGATACAACATCTATCTCTCGAAACCAAGCGAACATTATCGTGAATAAATACAAGGAAACCGAGGATCTCTTGAAAAGATTGAGTCAGGAACAGAGTCTAAACGAGAGTAATCAGAAAGATTTCAAATTTATGGACACGATTTTATACGGTATGGACGATGGGAAATATAAAAACATGTCTGTCCTTGAAAAGGCTAAGCTATTTGTGACCACCCCCGACTTTTGGGCAGATGCTTGGGCGATTTCGAAATTGGAATCTGTTTTGGGAATCAAAACCATCATTTTAACAGATACGGAAGATTCTACATGTATTGTGAAATATACGGAAGGAGAAGTTATTCAACCGAAACACTACATTATTATGAATCATACAACTGCCGGAGGAGGTCATTACGAACTTGTCACGTACAAAGAAAAAGGTGCATTTGAGTTTACAGAATTACCATACGATCTTAAAATAATGATTATCAAGCATTGTTCTCAGAAAGACGCCGGTCAGTTCATGCATATTAATGAATTTAAACAGCTCAAGTATGATTTGGGGTTGCATGAAGAACCTTCTGATGTGGTCGAAATCCAATACGACAACCTATTCGACAAGTTTTCGACACTACGGATCCATGGCAGAGCAGCAAATGATATGCCAGGAAAATCAAACGGAGACAAAATAAGCAGTTCATATAAAAACAATTCGTATTTCTTGGAATTAGAACAGTTTATTGCGAAAGATGAAAAGAGAAAGTATTGGCGTAGAATGTTTGACGATTCCTGGACAGAAGCTCAATTCGAAGTCCAAAATAAACACTGGGCTTCAGTTGAACATTATTTGCTGGCCTCGACTTTCAAAGAACAGGACCCGGAATTGTTCGCACTACTTTCTCTCGATTCAAAATCTGCGATTTCGTCGGATCTCGTCAAGGCAAGGAAAGAAGTCGCAGAGAGGAAAAAAAACAAGATAAAAAAGATACATGACCTCGACCCTGATGTTATACGCGAATGCCGGATAGAAGCGATAAGGGCCAAGTTTCTACAAAATTCAGACCTGACAACCATGTTGGTACACACCAAAATGTCCAAAATAGATAGATTAGTTCAATATGGGAGTCCAACGGAACCCGATATTGAATTAATGAAGATACGCAAAGAAATGAAAAACGCACGCGAAAATCAGTGAGCGGATTTACCTTCGCCTGGTTCCCTTGCGTTTCTTTCCTCTCGCTCTTTTTCTGCTTTTAGAACTACTAACAAAACTCATTGTTTTGCCTAAAGTCGAGGTTATTTGGTTGTTTTTTGCGACTTTGTATAACTTCGATGCGCTTTTCGCAGCTTCGATCGGAGACATGTTTGGATTGAGTGCCCGATGTTTTTGTAAGAAAACCATCCAAGGATTCATCATTTTCTTATGTTATATATTGATTTTATATAATATATTTTCCTCCGGTATGAAATTAACGAATCGCTTTTTCCAAACGCATGGATGCGAAATAATTCTGAGGGTCGGATACATAGTTATTGGGAATATGATATACTCGGGAGTCCATATGTATTTTACCATTAAAAATGGGCACGATGGACGACTTGTACCAACCGGTTTTGGTGCCATGTAATCCGATCGCACTGCTCGCTCTCACGGAATACCCCTTGATATTTCGTAAATCCCAGAATTTACTTTCGACAAATCGATTGAATTCTGCCTTGTCATAGATCCAAAATCCACAATATGGATTCGACGTGTTGCATACATACCTATGATCATCTATCTGTAAGAATTGACTCATTGGCTCGATAATATCAGTCAGATATTCGTGTGAATCCTCTCCGACTTCTATTCTGAAAAATGCCAAATTATGGTTTTCTGCCATGACACGATTTTTGAAACGGAACCAGTATTGAATCGCTCTGCTCGGGATTAATATGTCGTCTTCCAAATATATAAAGACATCATAATCGTTTTTCTGACTTTCCATAATTGCCCTGTATTTCCATGTGAGATACCAAGGATGGATTCCTGTCAAATCGTGATGGATGATTTCAAGTTTCCCGTTGACGTTTTCGTCGAAAAAAGATTGTTGAACATTTCCATCTGCATTTGTATGAATAAAAATGTCTGTTTCGAATGGATAATGAGCAACTTCATTTATGATTTGATTCAAGTAATCGAGTCGTTTTTTCGTTGTTTCGTTGTAATAATATACAATGTGTTTCGAAATCCGCATTGAGAATGGTAGCGGGAAACGGTTTATATAGGTTTGTATTTAGATATAAATACGGATATTAAAATATGGTTTAATTATATAATATAATGTCTGAAGAGGGGCTGAGTACAAATGATCGCCAATTGTTGTTTATTTCAGATTTAGAAGGGTGTCTCCCTCATTTCAAGACAGAAGGTCAGAACACTTCTTTATGCGAGAAAACATTATATAATCCTGATGGACCACTACAGAAATTCATAGGCACAGGAGAAAATAAAAAGAACAAAATTGCTTTCCTTGGCGATTATTTTGATAAAGGGCCTGGTATAGTAGACTCCATACAAGGCATTGTAGACTTGAAAAAACAAAATCCTAATCACGTCCATATCATATTGGGAAACCGAGACATAAATAAATTACGTCTGGTTTATGAATTATCGGCGAGGGCCGACCCTCTAATTAAAGATGGTTGGGGTGTGTGGGACGACTACTATAAAATGTATAATTATTGGCATGAAAATAAATCAAGTATGAAGGACCACCTCGATAATATTCTCATTAAGAGTATGGGGGCAGACGGTATTACTCCAATATGGGCTGACGATGATGACAAGAAAAAAAAACACAATAAATATTTAATTGATTTATGTACATTATTCTTAGAACCAATTGGACATGTAAGTGGAAAAGGTGA